TCTTGATTGCTCCTGTTTCAGAGAATGCCTCTAGTGCGAATTGGAAAGCCATAGCCATATTCTGGATGTTGACGTTCACTATTTTAATGATATTCCCAACACCTTGAATGACATTGCCAAATCCATTGGATTCGCTTGTCAATTCTTCAAAGAGTGACTGGATTGTCACGACCACATCTCGAAAAGTGTCCTTGATTACATCAAAAACACCCTCGTCAACTCCTAGGCCAGTGAATAACGATCTAAATCCTTCCTCAACTTTCGGCCCTGCTTCAGCCATTGCCACTTCAATAGCTTGAGGGAGCTGACGCATGATATTTCCAACCATTGGCACGAAATTACCAAGAAGAAAAGTCGAGGTGCTAGATATTAGAGTCTTTAAAGCGGGTCCAACATCCTCACCAAGCGATAAATTGGCTAAAAAGTTGGATGCTGATGCCTTCATTGCAGCAAATGAACCACTGAAAGTAGTTTCAGCCTCTTTCGCAGCAACTCCAGCCACTCCCAAATCTTTTTGGACAAGATCAATAGCCTCTACAATATCTGCAAAGTTATTGATGTTGAACTTCTTGCCCATTGCACCTTCAAGCTTGCTAGCATCATTAAGGAGCCTTTGCATTTCTTGTTGAGTACCGCCATACCCTAACTTGAGGTTGTCCAGCATGGTATAGTTACCCTTGGCAAATCCTTGATAAGCCATTTGGATTGAACCGATGTCAGTACCCATTTTAGCCGAGTTGTCGGCCATGGCCATGATTGCCTTGTTCGCTGACTCAGCAGCCTTCACGGCATCACCACCAAGCGCCTTTTTCAAGCTTGCACCGAAAGAGACTGCCTGCTCTGCGTATGTATTAGCTGAGATACCAGCCGAAGCCGCAGCAGTAGCATATTGTTTCATGGTATCTTCCGCCCCCTGGTAGAGCGTATCAATACCACCGAATGATTGCTGGAGCTTGGCTCCTTCGTCTAAAGCCGTGGAAAATACACCTTTAACAGCGTTACCCAAGGACTGAATCCCTGAAATCAGCGCACCACTAACGATGTTAGCACCTAGAACCGACTTAAATACAGAGCCTAACTGTGCACCGCTTTCGGATAATCCTCCAACCATGCCTTTTAACCGTGTGACTCCTGACTGAGCCTTGTCGCCATCCATATCAACTTGAATGACAACCTTTCCATCTGCCATCTTACCACCTCCTTCCTAATCCATTTCGTAGTAATAACCTTCGTCTTCTTCATCTTCATAATTTTCAGAATCAGGTAACGCATACTCTTTCTTTAACTTCATCATTTCATCGATGTAAGCCTGAGAGTCGCCTTTTCGTGGCTTGTACTTCCTGATTTTGATGACTTCAACGAATTTAGTTCCTTCTGGCAACCCTGACAACAGTGCATTAAACTTCTTCCAGTGCAATTTCCCTCTTTCTTCAAGCAAATCAATGCCGTAAGCTTGCATAAAGCTCGCATAAATGAAATCGCCGTCAAGCGAAATGTCGTAAACTGGCGGTTCGTCACTATGAACTGATGATTCCTTTTTCATCACATTTCCAGCCAAATCATACTCGACTGAGACATCTTTCAAAGATTTTAATTGGATATGTTCCTCGAAAACCCGTTGAAAGATATTCATAGCATCTTCAATCGAGAACGACCCAAAGCTATCTCCTGTAAGCATTTTTAGAGCAAAGAAAGGCTTAACTTGTTCTGGCACCTCTTCATCACACCACATTTCAAAGAGTCTGATGATGTTATCAAAGGACATATTGAGAGAGTAGATCTTATCACCTATAACCAACTCATCTGTTAATTTTCGTGATAGATCTAGCATCATTAACCCTCTAAATATTTCTTGATCGCTTCTTCTGAATTGCGCTCTTTATATTCTTTCTGAATCCCAAGAGCTGCCTGCATCAGATAATTAAAGGCGATAGTTGTATCCTCGTCTGCGAATTTATAGACTTTTTCAAATACATCAGTCCCAAATAATTGAGTCCAACCTTCTTCTACAAGTTCTTTGGCCTTTTCAGCGATTTTTTCGTCAGGAAGCTTTTCAATTTTCTTCCAGTTTTTTGATAAGTCTTTACGGAACTCATCAAGTTCTTTCACACCCTTGTCGTTTGCAACATACTCCAATTGAAACTCCCCGAAATCGACAGGAATGATATTGCTTAGTTTCTTAATCACGACCATTGTTTTTCTCCTTTTTCAAAAATAAAAAGGCGTGAATTATCACGCCTAAAATTATCCTGGTACTACAGCTGATTTCTTAGGTTTGCGAGTCCAAACAATCTTGAATTTGATTGTTTCAAGCTCTGACGCTTCACCATCTCCAATTTCAATTTCAGAAAGACGGGCCAATCCCTCTTTTTGAGTTTTGCCATCAGACGAAACTTCCTTGTACCAAACAACGAGATCATCACCGACCTCATCTTCTTTGTCAGCAACAAAGTTTTGAGCTTTATCTGAGTAATCACGATGCCCTTCAAAAGTGCGTCCTCGTGTTTTAGAAATCACAATTTCTTCCTTGGTTCCGTCGCCGTCAAAGTATGCAGAGTCGTCTGTTTCTTCGTTATTTTCTGGAGAAGATGACTTCAGACCTTTAGCGAGCCAAAGATACTCTTCTGCGGTTGGTGGAGTGTCCGGAGTCGCTTCTTTGTAAGGGCCGATGTAGTGTTTTCGTAGTGCGTTTTTATTTTTTGGCATTATTCTTTCCTTTCAATTTCAAGGCTGGCAGTAACGTCCAGCAAATAAGTGTAAAAACCTTGTTCGTCCAACTCGTTTAAGTACGGTTTCTTGACTTTAAGGCCTAAAAAGTTATATGAATTGTTCTTACTTGGCAATTCCAAGCCAATTTTTGATAAGGCAGTGTTAATCTGCCATAATGTATTATCAATCAGTTTCTGGTCTTTTGACTTGATAGCAATTTCAAATGGTAGATCCACAATCTGCGTCCCTGCCATGTCCTCATCCACCACGTCTCCGCCAGGGAGAGGATAGACGACCAATCCCTCTTTCTCGTCTAAATAGCCGTGTTTTGAAGGGATTTTGGCTTGAACGCTTTTGATATGCTCAAGCAAGACCTCTGAAAAGTCGTTTTCGTGCATTATTTAACTCCCATTGCTTTGGCTCCTACCTCCGCCCAATTCTTAGCATATAGAGCCGAGGCTTTTTTATCCCACCTTGGACCTGTTCCAGGTGTTGGTTTTTGGCTCAGGAGCTTATCTTTATTCGCAAAGAAAAATCTTCTTTGTTTTTCAGAAAAGAAACCTTTGCGCTTCTTGCCATAATAGAGCAATCTAGCGTAAGGTGTTGCGTAGATGATCGAACCTTGTCGAACATGTCCACTAGCTCTCAATATCCCTTTTCTTTTTGGAACAAAGGGCTCCATGTCAAGCATTGCCTGGTTAGCAATAGCTAGTTGTCCTTTTGCAAAATTCTCTGGAGATACTTTCTTCTCGACACCTGAAAGGTCTATCTTCACATTAACGCCACCCATCAAATCACCTCGATTTCATAAGCTAGTAGCTTCTTGGTTAGAGGATGATATTGAGGGATGATGTTCTTAACAACGTAGCTGACGCCGTCCTCTTCTACAACCCCACCAACGAAACTCTTGTCGAGTTTTACAGGGCAGTATTTGTGATAGACAATCACAGTCGAGGAATTGGACTCGCTACGATGATTGCCTGTTCCAGAATGAGAAAAGGATCTATCGAACTTGCAAGGAGATAATAAAAGGGGTTCAGAGTAAGCCTCTTTCCCCCAATCGTCCTCACCAACGGGCTTCTTGATAGTCACTGAATCAGTTAGCATTCGTTTATCTATCATAATCAACCCTCGCTGAGCCAAATCCTGCCATCATCAGCCAGTTTTCAGCGTCTCTCGATAGATTATACCTCTCTGCTAAAGAAAGCGAATTTGATCCATTCTGAGAGCCTGAGCGATAGCTTATAGATGTCCGCCCGACTGACATGCTGGCAATAGATTGCTTGTCCTCTGCTGTCAGGACCCCAGAAGTGTCCAAATAAGCAATCTGAAAGGCTGTAGCTCGTTTAACTGCCTTCTTGCGAGCTTTATTGTCGTTATCAAAGCTATTTAGAGAATAGAAATCCCTGATATAAGCATCGATAGCGAGTTCAGCACGCTTTAAAAGCTTGTCAAAGTCACCCTCAACCTCAAATCCGAGATTATCGAACTCCTCTTTAGTTAAGTAAGCCATCTAATCACCTCCTTAAAAGGTGGATGTCCCCACCTCAACTAGATCTTGCTTAGGTTCTTCAACGAGTTCAAAGCAATCTTCACCAATC